TAGAGGGCACAAAACGAAGCGTATAAATGAGAGAGAGCCTGAAAATGATGGAAGAGCCTAGAATATAGATAGTTAGATAGATGAAGGGAAAAGGAGGGTGTAAAACGAAACGTTTACATTGGTTGAATTTTGGTTGAATTATCTGAGAGGTTGGTTTACATAGAACGAGGGGAAAGTTTACATCGGATTGCATCTGCTTTACATCAGAGAGGCAGAGAGGCTTCTGAGGCGTGCAGGAGGGCTTACCTACAAGGCGATGGATAGATGGAGACGGCGAAGGATTAGAGCGGCTTAACGGCCGCTTTTTTTGTGCCTTGTTGCGAAGAAAAATTTGGGTTTTAGGAATAATTAAGATGCAATTTTATTCCATATAACAATTATTTGGTATATTTGCAGCCGATAATGAGGGCGATGAGCTTTGCGGCGCGTGGATCCTGATGTAGGACTTAAAACGATAGAAATATGGCAAAAGTAGTACACGTTCACCTGATGGTGGGCAAGCATGAAGGACGAAAAGACTTCTATTTCAGCTCCATCACGGCGATATACACCGTATTGACGGCTGAAGAGGTTGGCGCAACCAGGAGCTATCTGCTGCATGCAGGGCTTGGTGGAAATGGTACGGTAATGACGAAACGCGCTGTAATTAAGCAATCTACACTTATTTCGGGTGGTCGGATGAGTAATGTATTGTCCGAGGAGGAATAAGGGCTTAGAACGCCATTTTTAGGGTGCTTTGGGCGTGTTGGAACGACATTATAACCTTATATGCTTTTAGAGGGTAATTTATGGGTATTCGGGGAGCTTTCGGGCTCCCCCTTTTTTGTGCCTAAAATGGTCGTTTTTGGGTAGTGGGGTTACAAGTGGGGTTACAAACTGGGGTTACATTTTTAGAAAAGTGGGGTTACAAAAGTGGGGTAAAACGCATAACGATAGCTTGGGTAGGAAAACTACCACTTTTGCCACTTTATGTGCAGGAAACATACCCTTTTTCGACTTCGTTTTTTGGCGCTTACACCTTATTATATATAGTATATAGGGGCTTTTTAGCCTATTTTAGCGCCTTCCAGGGGGAGGGGGAACACACTAGGGGTACTTTTTTGGGGGGGGTGTACCATCTTCCCGGAGCCGGGAAAATGATACGCATCCTGGAGGTAGGTATGAAACGGGGTTACTCCAGACGGATGATACCTCTAACGAGAGCGATGGCGTGGAGATATGATTTCTCCAGCTCGAATGGTGGATAATTCTCGTTATCGGAGACGATGCAGATATGATCATCATCCTTGCCTGGTAGTACTCGCTTGATGATTGGTCCCTGATTGGTGTCGAGAACATAGGTCTTGTTCCATTGAAAGAAGATATCGTTCATCGGTATCTTCTGACAAGCCACGAGGTCGCCAGAGTAGTATGTAGGCTGCATGGAGTCGCCTTTTACCCTGATAAGGAAATCGGCGCCCTTGAAGTCTGGTATGATATAGTGCTCGCATTCGTACTCCATTATAGATACGTCGGAAGTGAATGCTCCTGCCATTGCGCTAGCTGGTATGAGTGGAATTCCCTCAATGCTTCCCTCCGGCAGTTTATGGATTCGAGAAGAATATTCTCTATTTTTCTCTGATCTTCTCTGCTTTTCTCCATTTTTCTCCGTTTTTCTCTCCTTTTCGTCGGTAATTTGCTGTTTATATTCTTGGCTATATGGATTTTTTTTTATACCTTTGTCGCTAACTTCTGTTACGGGTTGGGAAGGGGTATCCGTCGGGGTATCATGCGAAACAAGCATTTCGCCCTTACCTGTAAGAAGCCAAGAAGCGTTGATTTCGGGATATGAATATAGAATCTTTTCAATATTAGAGGAGTTCATACCCTTTCCACTCTTCTTCAACTTACCTAATAGGCCTACAGATAGACCTGCAGCGATAGTCATTTGATTATCGTTGATTCCCTTCAATTTCATGTAGTATTGAAGCCTTTCTATAAAATTATTGCCCATATATTGAAATTTTTCCTTAAAAAGTTTGGCGGTATAGAATATTTTCTATATCTTTGCACCGTGTTTAAGATAAACACTGCGCCAAAGATACTAAAAAAGCGCGAGCTGGGCAAATTTATAAACTTAAAAAGTCATAATGATGGAAAATGTAGAGAAGGCTTTCAATGGCCTTGGCAGAACAAAGAAAGTGGAGTTTATCTCCAAGAACATCGAGCTTGCATCATCAAGCGCAGTTGCAGACTATGTGAAGGGATATCTCTTCGATGTGCTCAAAGATGTGGGTGATGATGAGTATGTAGCGACTTACCTTCGAGGTAAGGGCTATAAGGTTGAGAAGAAATAGAGTGTTTAACAAGCGGAGGAGAATGATAGGTTCTCCTCCTGATAAAAAGAGATTAAGATGAAAAAGTCTATTTGTCAATTTCGTCAATCGCGCGGAAAAGCGATTCGTCGAAGCCATCGTAGCTCTCAAAAACTTTATTTGCGAGTGCAGCGTCTTGAGGAGCAACTCGACGAACTATGTTCAATTCTCCAAGATTACCTTGCAGATAAGCAATATCCATCAGAACTTGCAAATGGTAACGTCTGCGAGCAAGAAGCTCAGGCTGCTGTCCTGAATCGGTTAGCCCGAAGTCAGAAGAGGCAAGAATGTCTCTCTCGTATTTGTAGTTTAAATAGCGAGAGAACCAGATAAGCTGGGTCTTGTTCTCCGCATCGGACCAGAAATGGAGAAGAAGAACGTCGGCAACACGGCGTAGGCTTGTGATCTGAGCCTGGAGGATCATTTCATTTGTAGTCATAATCTTTATATATTTTAAGTGAAACATGAATTTTGGTGCAAAGATAAGCATTTTGAGCGAAAAAGACTTAATGTTTGCCATAAGTTTAGTTTTCAAAGGGTAGAAAGAATCAGGATTAACAACGAGCCGGGCAACGTTTCCCGGCAACTTGGAGGTAGCTGGAATGTGTGGCGGTTCGACTCCGCCTTCCTCCACCATTAGAATAAAATTATAATATTGTTAGAATATGAAAAGAGCAATAGACGTAAGCACGGAGGTACGCGAAGGAATACGCAAGACCTTCAAGGTGTCAGACCAAGCTATCTGGCTTGCTCTCACCTTCGACCCTAAGCGGGGCATGAGCGACAAGGCAAAGCGCATCCGCCAGTACGCCAAAATCAACGGTGGCGTGGAGACGGTGGTTGCCGAAAAGGGTGATACCTTGCTTTTCGACCATGAAGGAAGCTTCAGACAATACTTCTCCAACGGAGCGGTACTGGAGTTCGACAAGAAGACTGGCAATGCTACCATCTTCTTCAAGGGTAAGGAAATGGTATCTGCGGACAATGTCTTGGTCCGCGAGATGCCTTCGCTTCAGATCATGGCAGAAAGGTGGAGACAGAAGGATGCCGAAATCATTGGCAATCCTGGCATGAGAGAACGTCTGGAACGTGGATTTAGAGTTGGAGGATAGAGTCATGGACATTACTTGGTATCTGATTACTGCCATCGTGAGTATCTGTATAGGTATCTGCATGGGCAGGAACTGGGATTATTTCACCAGCGAAGAATAAAGAAAGGTTATAGTTATGGAATATTACGGCAATACACTTTGCATATCTGCACCAGAGCTTATTGAGACTGGCATCATAACCCAATCCAATTATAAGGCGATGGCTGCAAGAAACCGCATTAACGTGGTACGTCGAGGCGGTGGTGCAAGCGGCTGCACGGCTCTCATTGCCGTAGATAGCTTGCCTACCAAATACCGCAAGGCGGTGGAAGTAGAGTTCCCCGGAGGTCCCGAAGTAAGGCTGCGAGGATGGATAACTTCCAATTACGAGGTAGATCAGCACGCTATGTGCTACTTCCAGAGCAGACAGCAGACGGGCTTGGACCTGTCGGCAGAGAAAATCATAGAGTATGTGACGAACGCCTCAGTACTCAACACCTGCATCAAACTCTACGAACGCGCCTCCGCCTACCGCAAGCTGATGGGCGAACGCTACGACTGGGATATGATGGCCAAGACCATCAAGGTGCTGAAGGAAACCTATCATCATACCCTACCCGAATCGACACTGAGATTCCGAAAGAAGGTGAATGAGTATAAGGTTGGCGGCTACGGCGTACTGATCAGTGGTAAGTTCGGCAATCAGAACACCCGAAAGGTGGATGTGAAGACCGAAAAATTAGTGCTTGGTCTGCAATGCCTTCCTAACAAGCCACTCAACTCACAGGTGAAAGACCTGTATGATGCTTTCGTATGTGGAGAGCTCGACGTATATGATATTCAGACGGGCGAGCTGTTCAACCCGGAGGATTTCTGCGACAAGGACGGAAATCCGAAGAGTTTGAGCGACAGTACCATCCGCAACATCCTGAACAAGCCGAAGAACAGGCTTATCTGGGATAAGAGCCAGCTGAGCTGGAGCACCTTCATGCACGAGAGTATGCCTCACATGCACCGCCATGCCGGAGAATACTCACTGAGCCAGATAACCATGGATGACGTGGACCTGACCCGCAAGCTGAAAGATACGAAACTGAGGGTGAAAGCCTACTATGCCTACGACTCGGTGAGCCAGTGCGTGTTAGGCGCCAGCTATTCCAGGGACAAGGACCAGAACTTAGTGAAGGAATGCTTCAGAGAGATGTTCAGGCTGATAGCCAAGCATGGCTGGGGCATTCCGGCAGGTATTGAGGTGGAGAACCACCTGATGTCGGAATATAAGTACACCCTGCTGCAGGAAGGAACGGTGTTCAGCTATGTGCGCTACTGTGCGCCACTGAACTCACAGGAGAAACAGGCGGAAAACCTCAACGGAGCCAAGAAGCGGCGTATCATTCACCGCAACCACGTAGGTATCGGCCGATTCTACGGCAAGTGGAAATACAGAGTGGAATCCAAGAAGATAAGCGATGCGGGTAATGATACCTGGGAGGACAAGCAGTACTACTCATTCGATGAGCTTGTGGCTGATGATCGCCGTGACAACTACGAGTGGAACCATACGCTTCACCCTAATCAGAAGAAATACCCTGGTATGACAAGATGGGATGTTCTGATGGAGCATATCAATCCGAATCTGCGCCCGTTTGACGCCATCACCCTTGCCCGATATATCGGCGAGAAGGTTGAGACTTCTGTAAGGCGCAATTCTACGGTAAGAGTGGCCTATGAAGACTGGTGGCTGAGTAAGCCGGATGTATTGGAGCGTCTGGCTCCCAATAATTACAAGGTTACCGCTTACTACCTGCCGGATGAGGACGGAAAGCCGCAGGATGTGTTCATCTTCCAGGGAGACAGATTCATCGATCAGGTAGAGCGGGTGGAAACCTACAACAGAGTGATGGCAGAACAGACCGAGGAGGACAAGAAGAAGTTCTATCATCAGCAGAAGAAGGTCAAGGAATTTATGAACTACACCAACAGGAACCTGGTTCCTAGGTTGGGAATACACAATAGCAAGGATTATGAAGAAGAACAACAGAAAGAGATTGAAGAACTCGCTGCGAAGCCGACTGGGATGGATATTTATACATCCGATGTTCCCGATAGCGATTTCGGAGTACAGACAGCTGGTAAAGTACTACAAGGTAAATCTTCAATATCCGAAGAAGACGAGGACGCATTGGCAATAGCGATGGCGTTCGAGCAGGTGTAAGAATCGACTTAGAATAAACTTATAACAATAAACGATTATGATTACAACAGAACAAAAGAAAAAGATTCTGGCTGCGATTGCACAGAACCGCGCCAATTATCCTTCGGATGCCAAGCACGCTACATCCCTCGGAATATCCACTTCGGTGTACAGCATGGTGAAACAGGGCGCCTTGGACAAGGCTCTTTCTGATGCCAACTGGGTGCGCATCGCCCGTCGCCTGGGTGTAAACCTCCGTCACGAGATAGAATGGAAGCCAGCCAATACCTTCACCTTCCTGTTCATCCAGAAGCAGTTGGAGCTTGCGCAGCTCTCCTCTCTGAGCATGATTCTCTGTGATGAGCCGAACATCGGCAAGACCTACTCTGCCAAGTATTACATCGGCTGCCACGAGAATGCCGTCTATATCGACTGCTCACAGGTGAAGACCAAGCGCAGACTGATCCGCAAGATAGCCACCGAGTTTGGTACTGACAACAAGGGAACCTACAGCGATGTGTATGAAGACCTGGTATATTATCTCCGCACACTGACCAACCCGCTTATCATCCTCGACGAGGCAGGAGACTTGCAGTATGAAGCCTTCCTGGAGCTGAAGGCGCTGTGGAACGCTACGGAGCATTGTTGTGGATGGTATATGATGGGCGCCGACGGACTGAAGGAGAAGATAAACCGCAGCATCGACTGCAAGAAAGTGGGATATACCGAGATGCTGAGCCGCTACGGAGGCAGATTCTCCAAGGTGACTCCTGATGACGGCAAGGAGCGCGAGAAGTTCCTGATGAAGCAGGCTTCCATCGTTGCCAAGGTGAATGCTCCAGCCGATGCAGATATTCCTACTATCGTAAGAAAGACGCAGGGCGGGCTGAGACGAGTATATACCGAGATAGAGAAGCTCAAGATAGCAGCAGAGAACGCTGCTGAAGCTTCCGGGGAGGCCAGCCATGGTTAAGCGGGCATACAGCCCCAGGGAGATACTGAAGATGACTTATAAGCCTATTCCCTGGGGTGGAGAGTGGGAACGGTGCTTCGGACAGCCGGATATGTATGACACCTGGTTTATCTCGGGTCCGTCGGCTGGCGGCAAGAGCTCGTTCGTGATGCAGCTTACCAAGAAGCTCTGTGAATACGGAATAGTACTCTACTGCTCCTTCGAGGAGAAGGTAAGCATGAGTTTCAAGGAACGCATCCAGCGTTTTCACATGGAGGAAGAGCAAGGTAAATTCAGAGTCTGTATCGATTCAGACATCGACAATCTGAAGAGGATGCTCAAGCAGCGCAAGGGCCCTAAGTTTATTATCGTGGATTCGTTCCAGTACTCACATTGGGAATATGCACAGGTGGAAGCCTTGGTGGAAGAGTTCCCGAAGAAGAGTTTCATCTTCATCTCGCAGGAGACGAAGAGTCAGCCACTGGGCAAGCCTGCCGTCAGACTGAAATACATGGCGGGCGTGAAAGTAAGAGTCGTCGGCTATGAGGCTGTCTGCCAAGGCCGATTCATTGGAGAAGCCGGAGCCACCTTTAAGGTATGGGAGGACGGACTTATTCAGGCAAGCAATAATCTATAATTTGAAAGCTTATGAGTGAAGTGAATGATTGTCTCGGGGATTACGAGAAAGGTGACATCATCTACCTGCTGCTGAGCAAGGAACAATGCAGCTCGGTATTGGATGACTGGATGGAATGTAACTACACCTGCGATTTGAGCGTGCGCAGATCAATAAAGACTCCCGGTAGCTATGTCATTACAACCAAGAGTCTGATGTGGGCAACGAGAATCATAAAATGGCATGGGTATCAAAATGTAACTTACAAAAAGCCGAAGAAACATGGATGAAACAGTAGAAGATATCATCGCCTACATCAAGAAAAAGACTAAGGATTTCAGTTATCCTGACCAGGCAATGATGTATGACGAGCTTGCTTCCAAGCTCTGCGATATGAATGCAGATGCACTGAGGAATGAATATCTGGACAGTGATGATTATCTGCTCGATAGTGTGTAGAAAGGTGCTTCTGCGACAGAATTATAAACCAATAAACAATTCATTAGAACATGAAAAAGATTATTTATTCGATTAAGAAATGGTGGAAAAAGACCACTGAGGAGTATCATCGCCAGCAGGTGCTGAAGCGTGAGAAGGAAGTAAGACATGAGGCGATGCACCGATTACAGGTAAGGGAGTTTGAGAGCGGGCTATATCTCTGTCTGGATGACATCCCGATATTGAAGGAGATTGAGGTTGCGCAAGCGTTGCCTAACGCCCTGCATGAAGCAAGAGAGCATTATCAGGACTATAAGCTGAGTCTCGGCTTATGATCTACCGATTGCAGATTAACAAGGAGGGAAGTTTATGGCACGACCGATTGCAAACTACCATCGTTTCTACGCCTCGTTTAATAAGTTGCCAAAGCACGGCGATGACGAAGAGGCTAAGGCGGCTATCGTGAGCCAATACACGAATGGGCGCACAACACATCTTCATGAGATGAGGGCGCAGGAGTATAAGGAATGCTGCAAGGCATTGGAGAACATGCTTGGTTATGGCGACCAGCGCAAGCATTGGCGAAGCATCTGCCTGCACCTGATGCAGGAACTCGGGATAGACACCAAGGACTGGAACCGCATCAACGAGTTCTGTCGTCATCCGAGGATTATGGGTAAGGATTTCGCTCTGATTGCCGTTCCGGAACTGGAGCAGCTGAGCGTAAAGCTGAGAGCCATCAAGCGAAAGGGAGGACTGAAACAGCAGGAAGGTATTAATACCAATTATATAAAATTAATGTTTATTGAAAATGGAACAGGAAAAGAACAAACAGGAGCAGGCGGCCGCAAAGCAGGGCAGCTCCCCAGTTGACATCAGTCAGCTATCAGAAGAACAGAAGGCATCTCTTCTGGCTCAGTTGAATGCCGAGGCAAAGAACGAGCGCATCAACAAGCGTGATGCCTACGAGGGCTTGCGAGGTGAATTTATGCACAAGGTTGAAGGTATGCTCATCAACGTTACCGCAGACGTCAAGGGCTTCAAGGAGTGGCTGAGAGAAGAATCTTCTGCCTTCGTCAAGCTGATGAGAGAGTACGGCCAGGTGAAAACCGATGAGCAGAAGAACTACACGATCACTGATGGTGATTTCCGTTTGCAGATCAGCTGCAACAGCGTGAAGGGATTCGATGAGCGTGCCGACCTCGCAGCGGAGCGCCTGGTAGCTTTTCTGAAGGATTACATGAAGAAGAGCGAGAAGGGAACCGATGATCCGATGTATCAGCTGGCAATGACGCTGCTGGAGCGTAACCAGGCAGGAGATCTCGATTACAAGAGCATCTCCAAGCTCTACGAGCTGGAGGATAAGTTCAACGATCCGGAGTACTCGGAAATCATGAAGCTCTTCCAGGAGAGTAATGTAGTGCAGAAGAATGCAACCAACTATTACTTCTGGAAACGAGATAAGGAGACGGGCGTTTGGCGCCGCATAGAGCCAAGCTTCTGCCGCATCTAAAGTTAGATTATTTATTGTTATAATGTTTTAAGTTGAAAGAAAGGAACAGCCCTCGATGAGGAACGGAAAATGTAGAAACAACCGTGGATTGAGTTATCAGAAGCGGGTAACGGAGATTAACCGCATCTTTGATCGCTATGCCAAGCTGGGAGTCCCTAATAGGGAGATCTGGCGGCGTTACGTGTACCCGGTGTATGCTATCTCGGAGCGCCAGTTCTACAATATTCTGAATGCGAGCGCAGATCCTCGTAACGAGATTCCTCATCAAGAGGAGCTGTTCCTGAATTTCATAGATAACGACGGCTATGGCAACAGAGAAAGAACTGAGGACGGTAATAGGCCGCATTCTGAAGGATATTAGAATCGGCATCGGTGATGAGTTTGATCAGAACTTCGAGAGGCAGGCTTTCTTTACCAAAGCCTGGGCGAGAAGAAGAAGCCCGCTTCGCCCCGGTGGTCATATTCTCGTTGATACTGGAGCGCTGAGGAAAAGCGTCAGCAGTAGAAGCGATGAGAGCAGCATTACTTTCTATAGCGATCTTCCTTATGCTGCCATCCATAATGAAGGAGGAGAAATAAAGGTTACTGCCAGGATGAAAAGATACTTCTGGGCTAAATATAATGAAGCACAAGGCGGTTTTGGCAGAAAGAAAAACGGCGAGCTTCGCAACAATAAGAAGAACCGACAGCTTGGAACGGAAGCTGAGTTCTGGAAAGCGATGGCTCTGATGAAGGAAGGAAAGGTTATCAAGATTCCCAAACGTCAATTCCTGGGTATGAGTCCCGAGGTGGAGGAAGACGTGAGGCGCATTATAGAAGACAACCTTACTTCTTATTTTGAGAACGACTTTAAATTTAAATAAACAAGATATGGATCCAAGACAAGAATTATACGCTGCACTCGTGGAGCAGCTGAAAAACATTCCCGAGGTGAAACATGTGGACCTGTGGAATGAAAATGTAGTTTATGCAGATCAGGACGAGCCATGGCAGCGTCCGGCAGTATTCATAGAGTTAGGAGCGATTGACTGGACAACGATGCAGGGCGCTCTCCGAGGTAACGGGGATATCAAACTGCATACGGTGATAGACTGGAGCGAAAATGCGCCTATAGAGGCTTGGCAGTTGACTGACAAGATCTGGCAGGCGCTGGAAGGTATTAGAGGTAAATCGTTCGACGGGTCTTATCCCAAGCAGACCCTATCCAATGGCAGTCATGAAGAGCTGTACGAGAACATTGATATCTTCAAGGTTAAGTATCTCAAGTCCTGGAGCACGGCGAGATAAGTTTCTTTTAATTCATATGTACTATTATATTAGGTTCTGTAAGTTATAGGAATTTATGTTGTTAATTTATTTTTTTTATTATGTTTTTAGGCGCTTATATGCGAAAACGAGCGATCTAGTATTGATAATAATAGTTAGAACTAAAAAATGGCGGGTGTCGTGATGACATCCGCCATTTTGCGTTTTATTTCTTTTGTGTTCTGATAATCTTACAAGCAGAACAAAGTTCATTTTTAGGGAGAGAGGCGTTTGGGTCTCCTTTAGCCAGGCTACAGCTATTACACTTCTTGATGGTGTAAGGATTGTAGTCAGGAACCGCCTTGCCCTGCTTTCCGCTATTGAACCGGAAAATATTAAAGCGCTCTCCGTCTAAGGCTTCTTTTCCTCTGTCCATCGCTTCACCATGAGGTGTGGCATCATACTTCCATTTGAGAACCTGGACCACCGTACAGCGGCAGTTCCATCCATTTGGAGGGTAGTAGCTCTCCCAGAAAGGGTCACTCATCGGTAGTGTTACTCTGTCGAGAGCAGCATGCTCCGGTCGCACCTTGTCATCATGGGCAGTTCTGTACTGGAGATAGTATTCGTCACCATCCTCGGCAAAGCGTTCCCATTTGGCAGCCATGGTAGCAGAAGACTGCACGAAGCCGTATTCTGCCCGAAGATAGTTCCTGTTGTAGGTCTCGTTAATCTTCCGTACATCATTTAAAAAACGTTCGAACGGCTTTCTATCTCCATTCTCATCAAGTAAGCTAGGAAATGCCTCGTTGAGCTCGTGGAAGGTTTTCATGCCGGAGAAGATATAGTTGGAGCGGGTTAACCGCTCTCGCATCTTTTCGGTCATTTCCACCTTCTCGAAACTGGAGTCCAGGACATCGGCGTGTTCCTGGATAAAATCCATGGCCTCGTTGCTTGACAGGATATTAATATCCAGGTGTGCGCCGTGCTGGCGGAAGAGAGCTTTCATCAGCTTGTCGAAACGGGAGGATATTTCCTGGTATCGCAGTTTTTTCTCGTCGGCTGACGCGAGTTGGATATTCATTTTACCAATGATGGATTCATATCGGCTGTGTAGCCCCTTATAGTCATCGGGGCTTAGTCGAAAAAAGGTCTGGAGAGTTGCAGCCCAGGCTGCTGTATACGTTCGCCCACAGGCATGTTGTATTTGTCTGCGAAATACTTAGGATCTACTTCGTAACGGTCGGAGATCATTTTCTCATATTCCATCTGCTGTTCCGGTGTGTAATCTATGCTTTTGTTCCACGAGAAGTGGTAGCCTTGAAGCGGATATCCGTGGCGAATCATACGGGGGAGGAGCTGATTATTGATAATGCTTGCCAGCATCTTTGCATCGCTCTCAACCAGGTTCTCGAAGACCTTGAGGTGGGTCTGGCTTTGAGACAGGGAACTGCCATCCTCGATAGTCATGGTCTGCCCGATGATAAGCTTGGAGATTTCGCTGTTGGAACGATCCACGCGCTTGTCATAGACGTTGAACGCATCACTCTTGGTGCTTTCGATGATTTGGATATCCGTTCCTTCGGGGAATAATGCCCATGGAGCGATATCCATACCCTTGAGCATTTCTTCGATGCGCTGCTGGTCTGCCTTATCTCTGGAAGCAGTCTTGGCTACTCGCATAGGCATTCCGAAAACCTCGCTGAAGACATCCCATGCTGCGAGAACGTTCTTTTTTGGGATGGCGTGGAGTGCAGCCTTGAGATAGAGACCGAGGTCGTCGGGCTTTCCTGCCTCGATAAGGTTGTTGTACCATTCCGGCTCCCTATAGTCTATTCCCGTAGTCCAATCCTGTCCGAGGTCTGTAACTACACGATGATGTTCCGGAATTACGAATTTACGGTCGATAAGCTTTACTTCCGAGTAGCAGGGACATCCGTCTCCATCCTTCCTGATATCTCCCAGTTCTATCAGGGAATGCCCGTAATAGATAGAATCAAGAATGAGGCGGCAGAGTTCGTAGAACCATTCCTGGTCGAAATAATGCTTGAGCTCATCGTAAGGCTTGCCGCTTTTATCTTCGATATTGAAAGACTTGGAAAGGACGAATCCTGTACGCTGGCCAATACATCCGGTAACATGGGCATCCGTGGCGGTATCTCTGTAGATATCGTAGAGCATCTGTCTGTTTGGGCTCTCTACGCTGATAGCCTGCTGCCAAGCCTTGCGCCATTTCTGGATATCACTCTTGGTAAGAGCTTCGGTAGTGCGCTGAAGCTTGGATATGATATGCTGGGCATTTCTGCGGGTTGTCTTGTCGGCGAGGATGATGTCGCCGAACTTGGTATGCAGCAGCCGTGGTTCACCCTTGATGGCGCGCCGGATGTCGTAGATGCCCTGTAATGTCTTGTCAAATAGATTCATCTTGCTTTATTTTTGAATATTAAACTTGAATACGGATTACCAGGAGTGGCGGTTGGGACCATTTCCCCACTTAATGCCATTGGTGTTAGCCTCGCCTGTAGCCTCGTCAGTGGCTATCGGCAAGTCCGGGACAATTTTGCCAGCCGCAACTCCCTCTAGCCACTTGATGGCACGTTCGTAGCGTTCCTTGCGCACATCGCTGCCCATTCTCTGCGGTTGTGCTGCAATCATATTATAGAGAGCAATATCCGCCGCATACATCACTATCTGTCGGTTGCGGTCATTTCCTATGGCGGAGAAGACCTTGTCGCAGTCATATTTAGGACGGAGATAGCCTGCTATCTCTTCCACCGCTTCCTGAATGGCATTGTCGGCGTTAGCGTCGTCTGCCTGGGTGATGACCTTGAGTGCGGCTGCAGAAGCCACCACCTTGAAATCTTCTTGAGTAATAAACATATAAAATACTTTTTAATTACCAATCATTTTTAGGAGGTCTCCGCTTGCCTATGCGTGGCTCGAAATCATCGATACGCCCTTGCCGCTGAAGGATAAAGATGGCTCCTTCGTCAGCATCAGGAGCGTCATCGTGTGCCCTGCTTCCATGTTCCAGAGCCAGCGTCTGCTCGATTCCCACCTGCATATCCTCTGAGTCTTTAAGGTTCTCGTTGTAGAACACCAAGCCTCGTTCCCATAAAGGGGCGACACTCTCGATACGCTGCAGCTTATCGGGCTTTTTCCGGTTGTCAGCAGATATCGGAAGCTGATAACCCCGAAGTTCTCCCTCTTTGTAGAATTCGTCGAGAGCTGTATCCTGCATCAGGTTCGACTCCATGTAGAACTGGATACTGGCTCCCTGCTCCATGGCTCTTTCGTAGAGGTTGTATTGCCACCTTACCATCTCTCCGGTGGTGGCCTGGCGCACGAAGCAGTCTATCAGGTGGAGTTCGCTGCCCAGCTTTCCCCAGAGGCGGCATGCCTTGTAGTCGTTGGCCGTCGTGGATTTCCAGGATGGGTCCGTATAGCAGACCAAGGCATCATACCTGGTGAGTCTAGGCATGCGCTTGTACTTGATCCATTCGTGACGAAAGATAGAGCCGTCAATGATGGGGTTATGCATCATCTCCTTATTCCAATCCCTGTAACCAACGAATTCCCGGTAAGCATCTACCTCCTCCCGTGTCCATTTCTCCTTCCATGTCGGTTCTCCGTTCTTATCTACGGCATACACCTTACTCAAGAAAACACCTTTGGTATTGGCGATGTTGTAGAGTACGGAGTTCTTGGAAATTAAGTTGCCGACCATAATGAAACGACCACGGCCTACATCGAGAGAACCGAAGAGAGCAGACTTTACCCAGGACGTAAGTTCACGAACTCGTTTTTCGTTCTTGCAGAGTTCATCGTCATCAAGGTCATCGATGACGATGTAATCAGGGCGGGCTTCCCTATCACGGAGACCTCGTGGACTCTGACCGCGACCGCATGCCAGGAACTTGACGCCGCAGTTCGCCTTGAATTCTCCGTCGGTCCAGTCTCCTCCGGCAGGCTTCTGTTCTCCGAAGTCACGCTTGAGGCGATCGTTGTACTCCAGTTCTGCCTGGATGTCACCAAGGAGGCGGCAGGCGGCATCCTCACTCTTGCCGACTACCACCATGAAGTTTATCAGGCGTAGCGGCTGGAACATGAGCCACAGGGGTGTGAATACATCCATGTGGGTACTCTTGGCATGACCGCGCGGCCACATGAATACAGCCTTCAGGTTAGCGGTGCGCTTGACCTTGCTTGCCGCCTGGTTGTGGAATGGCGCATTGTGGATGGTACGGATCACCTTTCCGGTAGTCTTGTCCTTGAGTTGCAGGAAGTGAGGAAAGTAATACTCGCAGAAAGCAGCATAGTTCTGCTGTAGCCTGTGAATGCGAGCTTCCTTCTCGCTCTTGCCTTCTGGAGCCATGAGCGATGTATCTGTGAGCGCTGCTATCTGCTTGCAGTGCTCCTTCCATTCCTCTATGGCCTTTTTCTTTTCTGCTAGTGTTGCCATTATGTATATGTATCAAAGATCGCAGGAAAAACCGTTCTGCATCTTGTCGGAGATGAAGAGATCCTGGTAATAATTAAATGTCTTGAGGAGTTCCGGTGTGATATTCGGGTCTTTCTGTGCCCGGAACTGCATCCATTTGCTGAATGCCATGAATACCTCGATGGCATCTACTACGTTAGCCTTCTTGTCAAGCTTCTCTATAACGGCTGACATTTTAGCAAGCTTGTCACCCAGTCCGGCAATCTTCGCAGCGTCACCGGAAGCATTGACATCGGTAATGAGGGTGTCGATGCTATGTAGCAGCTTGTTTACCAGCTCCGGGCGGGTCACGCTTGTGGCAGCCCGCTGCTCCTTCCATCCTTCCTGGTTGGCCCATTTAGAGAGAGTCTGACGGGAGATGTCTATCTGGTCTGCTATCTCGTTCTGATCCTTGCCTGCCATATATAATGTTCTGGCGAGCTTTTTCTTCTTTTCTAATTCTGCTTTTGTCATGTTATAACAGTGTTTTAATGTGAATAAAATGGCGGGCTATGTTGAAACCCACTGCAAAATTGGCATTTTTTAGGGAGTCTGCCAAAAAAGTATGAAATGATTGCATACCTTTATGAAGCGATTGCAGCGTTTTTTGGAGGGTTCGTGGAAAGTTCGTAATATTGCAGTCGAAATTCAAAAACGAATCGCAAATGGGAAAGAAAGTTAGAATTAGCGATGAGAGCGTGAACTGCTATGGTACGCGCATCATTACATCAGGTATTGACCTGACACAGTACGAGCGCAATCCTGTATTGCTGTATATGCATGACCGTAGTCAAGGTGTAGTCGGACTGGTGAAGAACCTGAAGGTGGAAAACGGAGAGCTGACTGGAGAAATAGAGTTTGACGGAGCCACCGAGCTGAGTCAGCGCCTGAAGAAACAGTATGAGTTCGGGTCGATGCGCATGGTAAGCGCCAACTTGCAGATCCTGGAGACTTCCGATGATAAGAGTCTCGTGCTGGAAGGACAGACTGCGCAGACAATTACCAAGAGCCGCCTCTTCGAGGTGAGTGCCGTTGATATCGGTGGCAATGATAACGCCATCGTGTTATACTCTCCGGATGGAGAACAGTTGCCGTTGATGAAAGGCGAAGAGAACGGAAGTGCTTTCCTGCCTTTGTTAAATAGTAATATTAATCCTCTTAAAAAAGAAGTAGAAATGGAATTGAAAACTTTAGCCCTTCAGCTGGGGCTTAGCGGAACAGCTGACGAAGCTACCGTCTTGCAGAAGGTTAGTGAGTTGAAGTTGAAGGCCGAGGGTGCAGCAGCACTCCAGAAGCAGGTTGACGAGTTGAAGGCGGCGCAGGAGGCGCTTGCTCTTGCCGGTATTACAGCCGCCGTGGATCAGGCCGTAAGCGAGAAGCGTATCGATGCTGGTATGAAGAACCATTTTGTCGAGCTTGGCAAAAAGGTAGGTATTGACACATTGAAGTTGACCTTGTCGGCTATGCAGCCACAGGGTAAGCTCTCCGTACAGTTGCACCGTACCGATACTGGTCAAATCGTGGCGGAGGAAACAGACTTCTCCAAGTACGAGAAGCTGAGTGCCGTTCCATCCGGCAAAATGATGGATCTGCACGACAATCATCCTGATGAGTTCGTTCGCCTCTACAAGGCTGAGTACGGATTCGAACCAGCTTAATTTCAAGGTAACATAAAAATATTTTATAATTATGAATAAGTTGATTAAAGTGTTTTCCGCATTGTTGTTCAATGCAATTATGGGTGCTCTCATTGCACTCTTGTTGGGATATAATCCATTCTGGGGTGCAGCTGTTGCCTCCCTTGTTGCTATCGCAGCAGGAACGTTTATGCCAAAGGGTTCTGCTTACGCAGGCGTTCTTAAAGAAGTATGGACTGGAGAGCTTATCAGGGCTCTGCGTGCCTACCTGGATGCTTCCTGGCTTGTAGGCGTGCCAGACCAGAGTTCTGTCGTGGATAATGATGTAATTCATATGGTGGATGTCGGTGCGGACCCTCAGGTGCTGGTTAATAACAAGACATATCCTATCGAAGTCCAGGAACTCGAGGATGGAGACAAGACCTTCTCTCTCGATAAATTCCAGACAAAGGTTGTTCCTGTTACCGACGACGAATTGTATGCCATGAGTTACCCCAAGATGGCTCGTGTCAAGGAGAGTTGCGCCAACGCAATCAATGACACCAAGCATGCCAAGGCTGCCCATGCGCTCTGTGCCAATGAGAACACCGCCAAGACTCCTGTATTGGTAACGTCTGGCGCCGTGGATCCTGTGACCAAGCGAGTTAAGCTCTGTATGAACGATCTGGTGAACCTGAAGCGAAAGCTTGATGAACTGGGTGTTCCTCCAGCCAACCGCCGACTTGTGCTCTGTACTGATCACGTGAACGACCTGCTCGAGACGGAGCAGACTTTCAAGGAGCAGTACAACGTTGACCGCAATGACGGCAAGGTCGGTAAGCTGTACGGTTTCGATATCTACGAGTTCGGCGCCAACCCTACCTATAGCACCACAGGCAAGAAAAATGCGCTGGGTGCAGTGCCTAAGGCTGGCGAGTTCCAATGCTCATTCGCATTCTACGTGCCTCGTGTGTTCAAGGCTACAGGTAGCACCAAAATGTATTATAGCGCCGCAGAGAACGATCCACAGCAGCAGCGCAATCTCATCTCATACCGTCATTATTTCATCTGTCTGCCTATGAAGGAAGACGCTGGCGGCGTAATCCGTTCAGGCTATAACGCAGGTTAACCGATGGCAAAAATGAAATATCTGGTAATCCACTGCACTGCCACGCCGGAAGGTCGGGAGGTGACAGCCGCCGACATCCGGCACTGGCACTGCGACCCTCCAGCCAAGGGCGGCAGAGGATGGAAGCAGGTGGGCTATACTGATCTTGTGCATCTGGATGGCAGCATAGAACGCCTGGTAGATAATAACGAGGATGCTGAGGTGGATCCATGGGAGATTACCAATGGTGCTGCTGGCTATAATGCCGTGAGCCGGCATGTTGTCTATGCAGGAGGTGTGAGTAAGCACGACGGTAAGCCGCTAGATACTCGCACCCTAGAGCAAAAGAAGGCTCTTGCCGATTATGTGAGAAACTTCCATAGCCGCTTCCCTCAGATCCGTATTGTTGGACATAACGAGTTGAATTCAAAGAAAGCCTGCCCGTCTTTTGATGTCCAGGAATGGCTTCGCTCGTTAGGTATCAGGCAAGTGTAGATTTTTTCAGTAATAGTTGATAGTTTATTAGGTTAAGAAAGGTTCGAAAGGCGATGACAGACATAATACTAAACATACTGCAGTGGGCTATCCTACCGGGCGGCATTGGTACTGCCATCGCCTGGATAGCCAATCGAAAGGTGAAGGAGGCCGAGCAGGCGAAGCGCATACATGACACCTTCAAGGAGATGTATGGCGACGTGAGCAAGGAACTCCTGGCAAAACAAAAAGAACTGAATGATGCAGCAGAAGATAATGCAAAGGCTATCGAGAAACTCAACAAGGAGAACGCCCGCACCCGCTATGCACTTAATAGGCTCACGCGGGCTATTGAGGCTATTCAGCTTTGTCCTCATCGTGCTAGCTGTCCTGTCAGTGGTGAGCTGCGCCACGACGAAGACGACCAGGAAGGAACAGAACCTGGTGCAAAGCGTACAAAGCGCCGACAGTGCAAGCCAAAGTCTGAGTCAGATGGTAAGCCAGGTGAAGACAATGGCGATGTGGTCCCAGCCGATAGCGAGCGACACGGTTCGGTTGAGCATTCCGATGAATAATCTTCTCTCTCTGCCGCAGGGCGCAAGCTATAATGGTAAGCATGGCCGTGCTAACGTGAAGGCGTACGTACAGCCGAATGACGGTGGCGAAATGCCAACGATCATCGTAGAGGCATCGTGTGACAGCTTGCAGCAGCTGTGCCTTCGGTATGAGAGTGAGCGAGACTCCTTACGAAACCAGGTAAGTCTGCTTAGCAGACAGATGGGAATGTCGTACAGCAATAATAATAGAACGGAGCAGAAAAAGCCTCCTAACGGCGTTTGCCTGGATTTGTTTTTTATTATCGCAGGTATTATGACCTGCTTGTTTTTAATCTATTTAATCAGAAAAAAATATGGGTAACGTATTAGACGGAACAGACCTTATTCTTTCAGTTGGGGGTAAGGCATTGGGTTACAGTACCGGGTGCAAGATTACAACCAGCACAGAGACTGGCGAGCGTGTAACAAAGGAAGCTTCCGCAGGCAAGTGGAAGGAGAAGTATGTAAAGAGCTTCTCTGAGAGTATCAGCGCTGATGGTGTCGTGCTGACGGGTAGTAATGCAGAAATGCCTACCTATGATCAGCTGAAGGATCTCCAGCTGGCAGGAACTCCTGTCGAGGGAACCTATTCTGTTCGAGAAGGTGATGGCCGTGAAGGCAAGACTGCCGGACAGTACAAGGGTAAATACATCATTACCTCGCTCGATCTCGATGCGCAGGCTGGTGAGGATGCGAAGTACAGTGTACAGCTTGAGAATTGTGGTAAGGTTGAAAAAATCGGCGCAGGCTTGCAGGGGACAGCAACCGAATGACTGAATACCGATGATGCCGGGAATGACGAATCCCCGGTTTCGGCCGTAAGTGAAACGTCTTTAGAATCTGAAACGGATGAATAAAATCATGATTAAAGTTGGTGACATGGAGTTTCCTTGTCGCCTCACTATGGGAGCGATGCTCCAGTTCAAACGCACTGTCGGTAAGGATGTCAGTCAGATGAACTGGGAGGATATGGAAGAACTGTTAACGCTTATGTGGTGCTGCGTATCGAGCGCCTGCCGAGCCGATAACATTGAATTCTCCATTGACTTCACGATGTTCTGCGACTTAGTGTCTCCGGCAGATATGGCTAAGTGGAATTCCGCAATAGCTGAAGCGAATGAAAAAAAAAGCGAGAAGGAACAGTAAATTCCGAATCGGGCAATGATGATCCGGTGGATGTGGAACATCTTCTGGGTATAGCTATGGGGTGTATGGGGATGAGCATGGATGACTTTTGCCGATGCACCCCATCTGAATACTATGCAGCGTATGAAGCTTGGCATGATGCTGTAGATGCTGCGGAACGTGGCAAGTGGGAACGGGTAAGAATGCAATGCCTGTGCATCCTGCAACCCTACTCGAAGGATAAGCTCAAGGCTAGAGATATTATGCAGTTTGCCTGGGATAAGGAAGTGCAAGCTGAGACTCCGGAAGAGAAAGAGGAACTCAGTCGTGAGGAAATCATGGAAAGATATAAGAAGGCGGTGAAGAGGGCTGGATTGCGTTAGTCTAGATATTGTCGTCTTGTATGCGCATCAATCTCCAAAGTAGAAAAGATACGAAAAAGACAATGAGACACCAGAACATAGCATCTGCCGTCCATGAAGGTGAGCCATGTGTCATGGCTAGATCGCAAAAATACATACCGAGCAGAAAACTCAGTGCGGATATACAACCAATGGTGGTTCTTGTAGTATCTGGCTTTACTTCATATTTCTTCATATCATTTTATCTTAAACACGCTGCAAATATAATAAAAATAACGCAATAATCCAAATAAAACATCGTAAAAATGGCTAATGTAGTAAGATTTAACATTCAGCTCAACATAGATGGCAAAGATAGAGTGGTTGTTGCCACAACTGCTGTAGATAATCTGAGACACGTAGTGAATAGTGTTAATGAGGCCACAGAAGATTTGAGGGGTAAACTTATTAATACCAATCAGATTACGGAGGCGTGGGAAAATGTTACCAATGCCTTTCAGCAGATGGTGGGTGCGCTTAATCAGGTTACAGCGGAAAGCCGGACTTTTGGAGCGGCAATGGCTGCGACTAATACCATGGCTGGTAAGAGCGGAAAGGAATTTGCGGCAATGAAGCAACAGGTAGCAGAACTTGCCAAGGACATACCAATTGCACGTGATGAACTTGCAGGTGGTCTTTATCAGGTTATCTCGAATGGAGTTCCAGAAGACAACTGGATTGATTATCTCCGTTCTTCGGCAGAATCCTCTGTAGGAGGTATTGCCAATCTGGGAGAAGTGGTAAAGGTTACTTCTACCATTATCAAGAATTACGGATTGGAGTGGAGTAATGCCGGAGAAATACAAGATAAAATACAGTTAACTGCTAAGAACGGTGTTACCTCGTTCGAACAGATGGCACAAGCCTTGCCGCGTGTCACGGCCCAAGCATCTACATTAGGCGTGTCTATAGACGAGTTGATGGCTTCATTTGCAACTCTTACCGGTGTAAGTGGAAATACTGCGGAGGTTAGTACTCAGCTTGCTGCTATTTTTACAGCTCTCATTAAGCCTTCGAGCGAAGCTACTGAAATGGCTCAACAGATGGGTATTCAGTTTGACGCAGCAGCTATTAAGGCGGCTGGAGGTATGCAACAATTCCTTGAGTCTCTCAGCGCAGATGTAAAGCGTTTCTCTCTATCGAGTGGTATGCTGGAACAGGAGATATACGGTAGGCTTTTCGGTAGCGCAGAGAGCCTTCGAGCTATCACTCCATTAGTAGGTAATCTGGCGGATAAATTCCGGAGTAATGCTACTGAAATGCAAAATAGCGCAGGAACTGTTAGTGAAGCTTTCGGCATCATGGGGAATACTGGAAGCGCTAAAATACAACTTCTAAACAACAAGCTTGGTGAATTCACTGATGCAATACAGGGAAGTATTGGTAATGCCCTACCATACATAAATTTTGCATCCCAACTAATTATTACCACCAATGCAGTTGGTACTTTATCTAGGACTATTACTGGTCTGGGAATTGCATCTAAGGCTACATCTGCGGCTGTAGCCATGTTTGGTCCTATCTGTAGAGTGGTATCTGCGGCTTTTACAGGTGCTGCTGTAAGCGCTGAAACTTTAAAACTTGCAATTAGAAGCCTATATATAACAGCTGGTGTCGGAATAGCTATTGCTGCTCTTACAGAAGTGATTAATCGTCTGTCTGCTAGCAATGACCAGGCAGCAAGTAGTGTGAATGACCTATCGCAAGCGGAAGAGAAGGCTAAGCAGGCGCACGAGCAAACTGCTCAGCAGATATCATCCGTACGTAGTGAAATGTCGCTGAATATCGCCAAGCTCAAAGATTTCAAGGGTAGCAAGGAGCAGGAGAAGACTCTGGTGCAGCAGATGAATAGCAAGTATGGGGAGGCCATGGGCTATTATTCGACCGTATCACAATGGTATCAGGCGCTTACGGCTAATTCTGAGGCATACTGTAATCAGATGATTAATGAAATTAGGCTGAGAGAACTTGCCAACCAGGCAGCAAACCTGATTAAGCAGCAGCACGACATTAAATATGATGAAAACGGGAAGCTGAGGAAATATAGTGGGAAAAATAAAACTGAACCCAAGGCTGTAGGTCAGATAGATGCTGGTGACGGTAAGATTATCCCTATTATGCAAGAAGTCGAGATTGAGGGTACCAGTCAGCTTGATAAGGTTAACAGGAAGATGACTTCGCTTTACCGCCAGCAGCAGAATGTGAAAAAGCAAATGGAGTCCATCGTCAAGAATGGACAGAAAATAAACTTCAAGCATACTGCCGGGTATAGTTCGACTCCTCCACCACCATCTTCCGGCAACACATCAAAAGGCGGTGCGACAACAACAACGAAGCCGGAAGTGAAGGAGAAGGCTCTAGAGGGTAGTATTGATTTCTATGAGGAGGAAATCCAGGAATTGCAGAAGAAAATCAATGCTTCGGCTGATGAAGCTGCCGCCAAGAGTCTTCAGAAGATCATGGAAGGAAAGCAAAGGGAGTTAGGAATGCTGAAGGTAAGGCTAGGTATCGAAAGTGTTCCTGATATCGAGGTTAAGAAAAAGGCTGAAGATATGTTATCGGATATAGATGGGCAAATTGACCATCTCAAGCTAAAACCAATAGAGATTAAAGTTGAAGGGCTAGAAGATCTGGAGAAACTGCAATCTCTCGGTAATATCGATCTCTCGAGTTTTCAGAATGTCCAGCAGCAGTTGCATACCATTAATGGAATCTCTAATTCTACAGCCAAAGGACTTGCAGTAGCCGGAGAAAGCTGTGCAGCGCTTGGAAGCGCCATGCAGCAACTTGGTTCCGATAGTGCAGCAGCCAAGGCTGGCATGATGATGGCAGCTGTAGGTCAGATTGTCCTTTCCTTCGCGCAGGCGATGACCTCTACCAAGACCTGGATAGACTGGCTCGCCTTCGGTATTACTGGTGCAGCACAGCTGACTAGCATTATCGGTATGATAAGCAAATTCGCTACGGGTGGTATTGTGGGCGGCAGCCAGAAAAGCGGTGATAACGTCCTGGTACGTGTCAATTCGGGAGAGATGATTCTGAATGCAGCGCAGCAGGCTAGGCTTTTCGCAATCGCCAATGGCGCATCCCTCTACGGAGCAGCTGCGCAGGTTGGTTCTGGAATCTCTGATGGCTTTGCTCCTGGAGTAAAGGCTTCTACAAGTCGCTTGCAGGGCATCCTTGTCGAGAACGACCAGGCGCCAATAGATATCAACCTGCGCCTGCGGGGAAGAGATATTGTTGGCTCTGTAGCGAATGAGACAAGAAGCAATCGCAAGCGGAGTAATATCCGTATCAGATAATAGTATTATAACATCATTATAAAAGCATTAGTAGGCTATGTATATACACGGTTATTATTATAATAGGAAAGAAGAGAAAATCTCCGTCTATATCCTTATTCAAGGTGATCGATCTGAGGAAGTGGAGATAGGTGGCGATGGTAGCGGAGTCACCTTCTCTGATGACCCGGTGGAAATCACCTCGCAGGTGAATGATACGTTCGATCATATTCTCTGCTCGCAGGCTTCTATCCGCTTGCTCTGCGAGAACTATGTGAAGGAATTCTTCTCGGGGTCCTGTAGGGATGCTGTGGTGAATATCTACCGGGAAACAGAATGTCTCTTTGCCGGATATATCGAGCCTCAAACTTTCTCGCAGGGATATAATGAGTGCGAGGATGAAGTAGAACTGACTTGCGTGGATGCGCTCTCGGCCCTTCAGTATTCAAAATACAGGAATGTCGGTTCGGCTTTAGTGCTATATAATAAGGTGAAAGCGGAGGCTCAGCAGCGTACCTTCCATGATATTGTGATGGATATACTGAATGGTGTGATGGATGACATCGATATCCTTGGAGGGCATGATAAGCCATTATACTACGATGGTAGCAAATATGTGGCCACCGAAAAGGATAAACAGTACTCCGTACTCCAGGATATCAGTATCTCGGAACTGCTCTTCCTGGGTGATGAGGAGGATGATGTCTGGACTCAGGAGGATGTGTTGACTGAAATTCTGAGATATCTCAATCTTCATATAAGGCAGGCTGGCATGAATCTCTATCTGTTCTCCTGGGAGACAATCAGGAGTGGAAAATCTCACTCCTGGCATAACCTCAAAGGAAACGGTGATTTAATGATCGTTCCTCAGACGGTAGATATTACTACATCCATCGTAGCAGACTGCGATACGCAGATCAGTGTTGCGGAGACGTACAATCTGCTCAAGCTGACGGCTGACGTGAAGGAGATGGAGAATATCGTCAAGAGTCCACTCGATAGCGATGCATTGCGTAATGCCTTTCTCGGTATGCAGAAATATATAACAGAGTATGCATCGGATGGAGAAGGAAAAAAGGCGTACGAAGGATTTGCTGAGCTAGTGGGGAACGGTGGTACTGACTATGATGAGGGTTCGGTAGTTGACTGGTATGTACAGGTAAGGAAATGTCAGGATTGGCGCTTTTATGGTGCCAAGAAAAAGGATCTCGTGAAGGATTTATGCCAGGGAGTCAATCAGCAGGATGCCGTGAACTATCTGGGAACCGTGCCGGGTGCCTCGATGCTGGTGTCTGTAGGAAGCGTCAAGAAGACAAACGGCGGACAGGACAATTCGCTAGTATCGAAAATATCCATGACCGATTACCTGGTAATCAGCGTAAACGGCAATGGCAAGGATGAGGAAAGTGAATTCTATCCCAATGACTCGGACCTTCTGAAAGCGATACCATGCGCAGAATATGTAGGCAATGAAGTTGGTGGTGTATTCTCGCCTAGCGATGAAAATACGACTAATTATATCGTAATCTCCGGGAAAATGGTAATGAATCCTCTGATGAGGATGACGGCTAATTATCATGATCTGAGAAATAAAACCTGGTTGAGTTTACCGTTCAGTGGGCAGGATGGCATCTACGTCTGGCATCAGACTGTGCCAAGCCGCAATAACGGAGATGGTCGCTATTATACACGCAGATATTGGAAAACGGAGAACTGGAGAAGCGAGGTGGTATCAGATGATGTTATGGACAAGAAGAGTGATGGCGGATTTATGCCGTTTACTGGTGAAGGCCCGCAGGAGTTTGAGTTTAAGTACAGTGCATTCGGTGACAGTACGGACAAATTATCGAAGGTCGGCGTGATTCAGTGTATGTTGATAATAGGTGATAAATGCGTAGTCGAAAAACGTCCAGGGCAGTTTCTAGGAAGCGACAAGGTGGCAGGGACAGGTAACGGGCAGCTGTCTGATTATGTCTGGATGAAGTATAAGACCAGGGAGGAATGCTCTTCTGATGATGAATATTATCAGCAGAGTTTTTCTGTTGGTTTCGACCCTAAGATTGGGGATAAAATCATTGGTACGGAGTTTTCCATACAGAACAATCTGAGATATACAGATAGTGTGGATGCGGATGGGACCGCCATTCCGGTTCGCATGATCGACAAGGTACATGGTGCTGTTAAGTTCATTATCCTCGGCCCCGTCAACAGTGTGTGGGAAGAGATTACCCGGCGACATCCTACAGCCTTCCGGCATACCAAGTGGTCGAGCAATACGAAGCCGATTCTCTCCCATGTGAGCGACATCTTATTGGAAGAGCTTGAGATAAAGGTTGTAAGCGATCATGGAAAAGTTGGCAGTGATGGCGCGGAGAACGATCTGATATATCTGAGTGACACGAAAGAAGATTTTGTAAATACCAAGGATGATCTCGAGATGAAAATTACTACCGCTTTGACATCTGAAGAATGCAAGACGCTTGGTGTAAAGAATGGTATAAGTCTTTCTGCACCGCTGAATGTTGTTACGGAGTTGAGTTTGCTGGGTATTTATAATCGTAGCAACGGTGAGCTGGCAAAGCCGGAACAGCATTATGTTAATGATTATTGGCAGGAATGGCATGAACCAAGAGTCGTTATGGAACAGAATCTGATGGATGAGCACGGTAATGTTTCTCCATTCGATTTGTATCGACATCCTGCGATTGGCAAGACCTTTCATGTGCAAGGTATCAGCTATAATCTAACCAGTGGCACTGCTCAGATGACGATTAAAGAGATATTTTAATTATATTCTAACAATATTATAAAGTCGTATGATAGAAACAAAAATCATAGTTAAACCCAAAGGGAATTCCGGAACTGGCAATGGTTCCGGAGCGTCTGGCTATGGAGGTGAGTATGTGTCTGAAGCAGATTATGCTGCTAGAGCCGGTAAGGCTAAGAAGGCGGAGTCTGCGGATCTTGCAATGCGCGCCAATACGGCTAATACAGCTGATCGTGCAAAGTATGCTGACAAGGCGGGAGAACTTGACGAAGAAGCAGAGGTTTTGAAGAGGTACATCCGCAAGGATATTGATGATATAGCTCAAGGAACCGTGACTTGGGAAAAGGTGCAGAAGCTTTTAAGTGGATTGCTTATCGGTAACTCCAACAATGAGAACGGAGGCTCGTGGACTCCAGACGCAGAAGGTCGTTCGCACCTCATCACAGATTACTTAGAGGTAAGAATGAAGGCTATCTTCGAGGAGCTGGTTATCAATAAAACATCCACCATCGGTGGTAAGGAGATAATCTCTCCTACTGGTGGCGTGGTGGCTCATAAGGTAGAAGAGGTTACTGTGACATATAATAATGT